CATAAATCAATCATAATCCGAACCATCACCATTATCAAGATATTCTTCCATAAATGATATTGCTTCATTCACTAAATCCCAATCTTGGGTTTTTTCTGCTTCTTTTAGAATATCCAATACTTCTTTTATATCAAATTCATCCATAATATTTTAATAGTAAACTGATAATTAAATATATCGTAAAAATTTCTAAAATCAAATAATTATTACTATTTAATTAATTTTAATTTAAAAACTAAAGTGATTAGGTTTATAACTATTATCAATTACTACTTCTTTTATTACTTCTTTTTCAACAGGTACTTCTTTAATCACTTCTTTTTCAATATGTACAGGAACTTCTCTGATAATTTCTTTTATTATCTGTCCATCTTTAACTTCTTGTGTAGCTTCTTCTTTTGCTTGTTCAACTATTTCTTCTAAAGTTGGTTCTTTTTCCGGTGTTTCTTCTGTTTTAACAATAGGTTTAACATAAATTGCATCTCCTAATGTTGTATTATAAGCCAATAATAAACAAATTGCAAGTGGGTCAAATACTGAAATAAGACAAATGATAAACCATTTTACTACTTTATTAATATCTACACCAAATTCATCTGCGACAAATTTAAATGTTTGTAAATCTTTTTGACCACCACTTTTTATTTTGATATCCGATATTTGTTTATCTAAATTTTGTATTTCATCAACGGTGGATTGAATTTTATTATTTTCTATATCTATATCTTTTTCACTCTTATCAATAAATTCTTTTGTTGATTGTTGTATTTGTGCTAGTTGAATTGGGTTACGATTAATGGTTACATTAGTCATACTTTCATTCAATCTTTCTTCTTGACTAACTCTTAATTTACTGATGTTTTCAATTCTTTTCTTTGAATCACTTATTTTATCACTATACATCTTTTTTTGATCTTGTATATAAACAATTTTTTCTTCACTCAATTTGTTTTCAATTGCAGACTGTTGATATGCAGATGTTAAATAACCAAAAATACCTAAAGATGTAATAAACATCAATGCAACAACTGCTAAAATAAGATATGTCTTTAATAATAATTGTGATTTTTTCCAATATCTATATAAAAATGTAGTGGCAACCAATTTACCAATTTCAAGTGAACTAGCCATAATCATAGATGCGATTGATGATCCACTAAACAACATACCAATACCAATTATACTAAAAAATGCAGCGCAACTCGCTATAAATAACGAGGATAAACCTACTATTCTTTCAAATGTAAATTGTGTTTTCATACAGTATATATAGTCAGAAAAGAAAAAACCCTCTATCGTTTATAACAATAGAGGGTATATAATAAATATATAACTAATTATTTAATCGTAACTTTTCTTACTTCTGGAAGAGCAGGTTTTACCTTATTTAATGTAATTAAAAGAATACCGTTTTCAAATGTAGCAGATACTGTATCTTTTTCAATATTATCTCCTAAAGTAAATGATCTACGGAAACTAGAACGCTTTAATTCTCGTCTAATATATTTTCCACCTTGTGAATCTGTTACATTTTTACTTTTTCCACCACTTACAGTAAGTACATTTTGTTCCACTTCAACATTTACATCTTGTTTACTTAAACCTGGAACTTCCGCTTCTATAACTACTTTGTCACTGTAATCAATAACATCTACTCTTGGATATGAACCTTTTTCAAAAAAGTCTGCGCCAAAATCTTGACTAAAATTAGGGGCATTTGCTTTGAAGAATTCATCAAAAATTTGATCAAATGGAGTTAAAAACTCATCACGATGAACTGCACGAAATAACGGATTTGTTTGATATTTTACTACTGACATATATATTTTCCTTTCTTAAATGGTCTATTATAGACCCATTTTCATGTATTCCTTTTGGGACATACAAGGATAACTGTTTTAGTCATCTAACTTATATATATCAATTAATTGAGAAAAAATTCAAATTTTTATTCAATCGGATTTGGCGGAAACAAATTATTTTTAGTATATTCACTTATGTAACGGTCTTTAAATCTGACTCCAGCATATATTTCATAATCTTCAATCGTTCTAACATTTCCAAAATTATAAATAGAATCTACTAACTTATTATATCCATCCATACCAAATAACTTTTTATGTCTATTTGTAGAATCATTATCCATTTTACTCCAGTCACTTCCTTCTATGATATGATCGTCCCAATGTTTTGGTCTTTTTTCTCTGGTATAATAATGCCAGGCAATAATTTTATTTGGATGGTATAAATCGTATCCATATGTATAAGCTCTTACACCAATATTAGTTTCTTCACCATAAAAATAGTAATTTGGATCGTGTTGTACTAATTTACTAAATTCTCCATCTGTAAAAGCAAAATGACCACTGTAAAATCTTGACGGAATCGGATTATCATATGTTTCAGTTAATGGTTCAGGTATGAAAAACATCGGTCCTTCATCCATAAACTTTTCTAAATTCATTTTCCAGACTTCTTGTAAAAATTTTTCTTTGTCTGGATCATAATGAGGTAAATAAGCAGTAATCAATGGTTTTTCACTTCCCATTTCCTTACATTTATTATACATTTCAATCAATTCTTCATCCCAATTTTGAATAAATCTATGATGTGAATCCAATTGAAGTGTATATTCTTCATCGTTATATTTTTGCTGTATTAAATTTCTTGCCCAACATACACCTTTACTTTCAACATATGGAATATCAACATATTCAATTAAATGTTTGATTGGTTCTAATGTTTCGTTGTCGTCATGTTGCCAAGCAACAACAATTCTCAATGATTCTGGATTCTTAGCTTTTTCAACCAAGTCCAAAACTGTTGGAATTAATTCGGGATCTCTATAACTTGCTATTTGAACAAATATTTTATAACCTATTTTATAATTCATTTTATGATAAACTTGCAGATCTTAAAGTACCATTCGCACTTCTAGCAAACAAATACATAGCACCATTACTTTCTATTACTGCAAAACTTCCAGACACAAGTGAACTTGTATATGCAAAATTCGAGCTGCTAATTACATTATACCCTGTAGAATATACTTGTCCACTACTACTTACACAAAAAGTTGTTGATTCTGATCCACTGCCATATGTTACTTCTATTGCTTTTCTAAGATGATTTACTACGGGATTGCTTACACTACTACCACTATAAACAAATATTTTTAATCTGGTATCATGATTTTCCGTACCCGAATCAACGCCTATATTAAAAGTACCATCTCTTGAAATGGTTTGAATACCATATAATGGCCAAAAATACCAACCATTTGATTTAATACGAAGCAATCTAGTTTGTCCACTTCCATCACCGATAGGATCGTTTCCTTGTCTTGATGATAAATTATTAGAACCACTATAACTAGACCAATCAAATACACCTCTAGAATCCGTACCAGGCATTCCACCATCAGCACCAACTACAAATATATGCGCATCTGAAGATGTAGTAGCACTTCTTAATGCTATAGCAGAATTATAAGACGAAACTACACTTAAACTACCTTGACCAGAACCTGTAATATATAAAATTGGAGTATCTTTTTGAACATAAAAATTTTCCGTGGAAACATAACCTGGATATCCAACAAGAGGAGTTCCATAATAAATATTTGAACTTCCAAGAGTTTTATTACCTGTCCAAATTGGAATATAATTTAATGTACCCGCACCAGATAAATCTCCAGCATTTGAATTTAATGCATAACTAGCAGTTAATGCGTTTGAAGAACTTAATGCGTAACTGCTACTATTGGAAAAATCAGAATATGATGAACTAATAGATCTACTAGAACTAATTGCCCAACTACTTGTTCCTACAAATTGAGGAGATGTACCTGTGCCTACAATTGTTCCTATTACAGATCCCGTAAAACTTCCTGTTGAAAATAGATTTTGTAATTGTGTCAAACTAGCTCTATAAGTCTTTATTGAACTGCTTTGATCAATTGGAAAAAAATCACTGCCAGTTAAACTGGCAATAGGATCTAATTGACTGATTTTTATACTTGTTGTTGGCATAGTCTATATTTAATTAATTATTTCCATGTTCTAATAACTATTTTCCAATTTGCTGTTGTCATACAAGCTGAACCTCCTGTGTATTTATATGGAAGATAAAGACAATGTGTATCTGTAGTAAAAGATATTCCTACTTTAGTTAAATTTGACCAAGTTATACTTTTTACTCTATCCCAATTATTATCTAGAATTTGCAAATTAGATATATCAATTTCATCTCCAACTGAATATCCTAATGTTGTTTCAACAATAGTACAGAGCGCAGTAATTCTTGTTAAAGATGGTTTAGATCCAAATCCATGTGAAATTTCATAATAATATGGAGCAGATGAAACATAAGTAGATAATTGAGACGGACTTTCAGAATATTGATATACATTAGAAGAAAGTCCACCTAGTCCACTAACATTTATATCACTCGAAACATAACTTGCAGTTAAAGCATAAGACGAAGTAATTGAATTACTAGAAGTCAACGCATAACTGGAACTTAATGCATTGTTAGAATAACTTGCAGTTCCAAAATATCCAACTGCATTTGTAATACTAGAACTAAAATTGGTAGATGTTATATTACCTATAACAGTTAATTTATTATTGTTAGTATAATCCCATACAAAATTTGAATTGCCAGTAAATGAACCCGCATTACTGTTAAATTGAACGGTCCCAACATTACCACCAGGACTTGTAGTGCTTGATACAGAAATAGCGATTACATTATTTACTGTATCATCAGTTAATACAACACCGGCACCTGCACCAATATTTTTAAATTGTAAATCTACGACTGACTTTTGTTTGTACAATCCTATTCCATATGTACCAATATTACTAGCAGTATTTGATTCTCCCGATCCAGCGCTACTAGCTGCATATGCCGCAGTTAAAGCATTAGTTGCCCAACTACTGGTGCCTGTTAAATTGCCTTTAAAACTGCCAGTAAATGAACCTGTAAAACTGCCTGTATAATTACCATTAAAAATAGATGCGGACTTTGCATTAAATGCATAGTCCGCAATATCTATTGCAGTAATTTTTTTAGTTTCTTGCGCAGCAATATCTGTAATAAACAACAAGTCATTTGATTGAACTTGTGAATCAGTATAAGCTGCTAATTCAGTAATTATCTTACTATTGGACATATATCTTTAATAGATATATATATCATTATGTTTTGACATTTTTTAATTTTTTAACAATATATTTTACCAAAGTACTTCTAACAATGTCTTCTTCAGTAAATTTAAATGTATAAATACCATTTTCTTTACTTTCATCATCGTCAAAAGCACTCATTATCTTCATAAAACCACTCTTACCATTAATATCACTTTGATCAGGATCACCCAATATAAAGACTTTACTGAATTCACCTACTCTTGTAATCAATGTAGTCAATTCTTTTACAGTCATGTTTTGTGCTTCATCAGCAACAATACACTTAGCATTCCAATTCAATCCTCTCAAAAATCCAAGTGGAATACTATCCAAACGATTTTCTTTTTGTAAAATTTCAATATCTCTTTTTGGTAGTAGTTCTGCTAATTTTTCCAACAATGGTTGAATATAAGGTGCCATTTTTTCATCTGCTTCACCCGGCAAAAATCCGATTTTACTATCAGCACTTTCTACAGCACTTCTAATATAAAGTAAATCACTTACTTTCTTTTGACTTAATAATTTTAATGCGGAATATATAGTGATATATGTTTTACTAGAACCCGCAGGACCACTTACAAATACCATTTTGGTATCTTTGTTTAAAGCTATATTTAAAAATTCTTTTTGTTTTTCTGTTAATTCTCTTTCAAATATTGATAACTCATGTTTTAATTTTGTTCTTTGATAGACGATAGGACTTGTATCATTTTTGGGTTCATTATTTTGATATTCAACATTGTTATTATTGTTTGAACTATCATTTTTGCTTTTTTGAAGGTTTTTCTTTTTTTTCATGAGTAATCTTATTTAAGATAGAATTTAATTTGTTCTCAACCGTTTTAACCCTTATACATAACTCATATTGTTCCTTTTCAATATAGTAATTGTAAACATTATCCAAATTTTCTTTGAATTGATTCTTTGGTAATGTAACAACAAAGTCAGAATTCTTAAAACTAAATATTTCAACAAAACTTAACTTTTTATCAATTGCATATTCTATTGATGCAACAATATGTTCCATCATTTGAATTTTATTGACTTCAATGAACTTATTCATTTCATTGAAATTAGAAGGTAACGAATATAATTTATGTTTGGATGCTTTTGGCATACAGATATAAATATCAAAAACATTGTTACAAAAAACAAAAAACGCTATTAAAGTTATTTTAATAGCGTTACATCAATTTACTATTTTATATAATTATGACACTTTATGACGAATTTCATTGTATTCAACCAACTCAATTCTAGTGCCATCCGGCCACTTTTTTACAATGCCAGACCAATGATCAAATTCAGTCTTAGCATCATTCTTATTAGCATATACTAACTCACTTACTCTCAACCCACTTCGTGTAACAACATAAAATTTCTGTTCTGTAGTTACATTATTTTCGGTACCGTTTTCTTTTTTATTAGTCTTTTTAGACATATTAACTATATAGTTTAATTGTTATTATTTGGTTTTATTATACAAATTTATGATAACCAGTCATAAATTAAATCATTCATCATCACCATCAATATCTTTTGACGATGCTAATGGAATCGCACTAGTTTCTTCAACAATAGCTTTGATTTCACTTTCAATTTCCTTCATCTTATCTTTATAACCAGCAGCTACATCCTTGAAATCTTTCTTTACAAAGATTAACTTTTCCGTCAACTCATATACCTTCTTTTCTGCTTCTTGTTTTGTCATATACTATTTTTTACTATTTGTTTTTGTTTATCACCGAAATTGGTGGACATAAAGGGAGTCGAACCCTTGTCTTTAAAACACTATCATAATCAGCCTACGTGTGTATACATTTTTTAGTTGTTAAGAACAATTATATTAAATGTCAAAACTAATTGTCCTAAAGACTTACAAAATACTCAATCAACAACGCAAATCAAATTGTTGATATAGCCTGATATTTTACACCCAATATAATTATCAGACATCATTATATTGAATGTGCGGCCGATTAGGCTGCCAATGCTACTGCATCACGGGAGGTGAAGTTATAGCTAATTACATTATCTTCAGCAGTTAATGTTTCGATAGAAGTTTTAAGAGGCCAACTATCATCCTCTACACGCCTAACTAGTCAAATATCTTAAATCGAGACCAGTATATGCCCATAAAATGTTAAAGATCAAAAAATTGTCTATAAGATATTGTTTCATCCAAACCAAGTTCTCGTCTCATATTAGCAAATAATTCTTTGCCTCTTTCAACTGAAACAGGTTGGTTTAATTCTTCTTTTTCAATATCTTTAATAAGAATTGATATTTCACGACGAATTCTATTAGATTCAATTGGATTATTATCTTTTGTTTCTAATTCATCTTGTAATTGACTCAATTTATTTTTTAAGTCGTTTAATTTCTTATTTGTTTCCATTCTTATAAATATATAAGAATTTTCTAAAAGTGGAGCGGGTAGAGGGAATCGAACCCTCACATCAACCTTGGCAAGGTCGAAGGCTACCACTACATCATACCCGCTTTAAAATGGTGGACCGTAAGAGAATCGAACTCTTCCCTAAAGCTTGCAAAGCTCCCGTGCTACCACTATCACTAACAGCCCATTTAAAAATCTTACAC